GGTTATTTTGGAACCAGAACTACTATGTTCCATATTACACATATATGGTTGCAAATGGTCTTCAACCTGCTAATCCCCGTGAGAAGTTTAGAAATGGTGGAGTAGTATTAGGAGCTAGAAGAAGATTTAGCTACAATAATATGTGTTGTTATTAAAAACGATTTTAAGGTGGTTTTAAGGACTTGTTCTTATCAACCCTAATCAACATATTACTTTTCTATAAAAGTGTCTCAAATTAAAAATTAGATGTATCTACCAACATATAACAGAGGAGAAAGCACAGCAGGTTATGTATCCCGTTGTTCTACCACAAATGATATGATTAAGAATGTAAGCTCTAATCAAGTTAGGGTTGCAATCTGTAAGGAGCATGTGGAGCAGATTAGAAATGCTATGAGACAACCCTTCAGTAAAGATTTGACTTCAGGAAAATTAAGTCAAAAAAAATAGTTTCATTCTATTGAACTTTTCTCTTTTTACAATATATTTATAGATGTTAGAGTTGAAATACTTTAGCTCACTTGTCGTCAATTCAGGGACTTATACCACGACAACCATAACCATTCATTAGGTTATTAAGTGATAGGAAACCTAGCCAATAAAACCATTATCTTAAATGGGGGACTAGGGGGACTTATCACCTTTCCATTCCCTTCATAAGATTATATTACTAGCTTTAAGATTAAATTATTTTACTAGTTATTTGTTATTCTAAATTAGAATTACTAATTTTGTATTATGAAACAAAACAAGATTAGATATATCCCTTTATCTGTTGATGAAGAATTAAAGATTGAACTAGAACTTAAAACAAAGAAAAAAAGAAGTTCTAAAGGTAAAACATCTAAATTATACAAAAACTTAAATGCAAGATAATATGAAAGATTTAACTAGTATCCCAAAAAAATATCATTCAGTTTTCACTACTGATTGGAACAAAGGAAATGAAAGTCAAATGACTTCATTAGAAAGAATGGAAATACATAATCTATTTTTAGAGTATAACAGATGGGAAATCCAAAAGACAATTCAGTCAAATAGACCAGTAGAAGAAAATATTATTATTGGTTTTGTTAAAGATTGATTTTTTTTCTATGTAGGTTATATTTATATGTATTGGGGGAAGTAGTTTTTTTTACTTTAAGTAAGTCCCATTATCTTAAAGTTTTTGTTCTAATTATTCTATTAAGCTCATCGCTTCCCCCAATTTTTAATCCAATCATATTATGCCACAACACGAGTTTATTGTAAGAAGAAAACGAATAGATGAATATGGTGAATGGGAATACGAATGTGGTAATTGTATGTTGTGGATGCCGAAGAGTAAGTTTCGTGGTTGTTTAAGATATATTGACGCTTATGGTAATTGTTTGATGTGTAGTTCGTGTAGAGCAAAGAAAGCACATGCAACGAGAGAGGGGATTGTAGAAAAAGCCATCAACGAAGTATTGCAAGATATGGGTTATGACCCAACCTCCAAAACACCAGTATGGCAACAATTTAATAAACGACACGGATTAAAGTGATATTTATAGATTATGAATGAGACGATATTATTATTTCTATCCAATGCATTGACTGGTATTGCTGGATGGTTTGTTGGAAGAAGGAAACAACAAGCAGAGACGGACAATCAGGTTTTAATGAACTTGGAACTTGCGGTGGGATTGTATAAGAATATAATTGACGACCTTAAAACGGAGATACACGAGTTAAACATTAAGATACAAGATTTGGAAAAGAAAGTTGATGATTTGATGGCAGAAAACAAGAAATTGAAAACCGAATATACGACCAGTATTAAAACTGATAATATAAGAGGACTGAAACCACAAAAGAAAACTAATGGAACAAAATTGGATTGATGATATTGAACCAGAACAACTATTCAAGTTAAGTAAAGAACAACAACGACAAGTAATTGAAAACGGGGTTGATTTAATACTTCAACAAGTTATTTTAACTAGTGAATTGACGAGTAAATCAAGAGCCAGAATATTGAATGAAATGTTGTATGGTTTGGATTTAAGAATTGAATACCTAACCGAAAATGAAGAATATGAAGCTTGCCATTACCTTAATGAAATCAAATGGTGCATTCATTCAAGATTAAACAAAAACGAAATATAAGATGTGTAGTTGCAAACAAACCCCATTACAAAAAGTAGAAATGCGTATGGCAGTTCGAGGTTGGAAATCACTTGCAATAAGTGAATTACAACTAATTGACGAGTTCATAATGAAGAAGTTGGGTGTTGCACCTGCTAATCAGGAAGAAAGAACTGAAATGTATGGAAGAGCAAAACAAGCCTAAAAGAAACTATATCTATTCAAGGGAACCCAAAAATAGACATACCACGATTACAAAACAAAATTGTATCATCAAGAGATTAGCCGAAGGTAGGTCGGTAGTTCAAGCCTGTAAAGATTGTGGGACTACGGAAGTTTCTTACTACAGATGGAAGAAATACGATGAAGAGTTCAAGCAAAAGATTGAAGAATATTTCCAAATAGAATTAGAACAGGCGGAGGAAATATTAAAACAATCTTTAAGGGACAATCCCAACTTGCTACAATTCTTCTTAAAACATAGACACCCCGAATACAAGGTTAAACAATCTATAGAGTTAAACCATACGGGGCTTGAAAAAATTGAAGTTAAGGTTATATTACCTGACAACTACCAAGATACATCACATAAAGACCCAGAAGTTCTATAACGCCATTATTAAATTGGGGTCGTGTTGTAAGGGAAAGCGTAAAAACTTTCCCTTTTTTTTATGCTTTTTTTTGGCAGTATAAAAATAAGTTGTATCTTCGTGTTATGAAAAACGAACAAACTATGAAACACGAAATCAAACTTTATCCTACTTTACAAGAAACTATTGAAAACGATTGGATTGTTAAACTTGCTAAAGGTAATTTGGAACTTGGTATTTGGGGTAGAACTATCAACCAAAGACAAAGCAACCTTGAAGGACTTATGAAAAGAATTGAAGAAATCAAAAAACAATTTTAATTATTTACAATATAACTAAACTTTAATATATTTATAGATATGGGACAAACAGCAATTTTTAAGATTTACGAAAACGGAAAGTTTTTATTGGGTTCTTGGGTTAAATACGATGGTGGTGTAAGCGAACATAGTATATTCCCTTATGTTATGAAGAACGCAGACATCAACGAACATAAGAGCCTTAAGTATTCATATTATTCTATCATTAACGAATATCTGTTAAAGAATAAGTTTAGAAGAATAGGTTTGGGTTGTCCTGATAAAAACCCATTCCAATCACAAATCAACGATGAAGGTATGACTGCTGTTGAAGTATTATTTTGGGATAAACCCTTGAGTGATGCTAAATTGTGGAGACAATATATCGCAGGTCAATTTGTATATGAAATCCGTTTTACTAAAAATCAGTTCAAGGTTAAAGTTGATTACAACGGAAACACTAAAGAATGGGTTTGTAAAGATGATAATAACCATAATTACTTTATTACCAATATGTTAGAAGAATTGGTTGAATGGATAGATGATATTGAATATGGATTAAACGATTGTGATTGCGACGACAAATAAAAAAAAAAACTATAAAAAAAAAACTATGATAGGGGCAAGCAAACTAACAAGAGAAATGGTGGCTGAAATTAAAAACTTATTCAAGACCACAACACTAAACGATGCTGAAATCGCTGATGTCTATAATGTATCAAGAATACACATCAACAAAATTAGAAACGGACAGAGATGGAATAACGAGCAACACTCATTCATAATGAAGAAAGAGTTAGAAGAAAAGTTAGACCACATTAAAAATTATATCATCTTACGATTACTTGATGAAACGACTGGTGATGTTATTTTGGCAAATCAAATTACCACAGATGAATTGATGCCATTAAGAAATTACATTACAGAATGTTTCATAAATCAAACAGGGGGAACAACAATCGTTTTAGAAATAGTTGTTTAATTACTTGATTATATTGTAAAACTAAACTATATTTGTAGAACAAAACGATGAATGGGCAAACAAGTTTTTAATAAAGATGGAAAGTGGGATTTTAATTTAGACCCCAAACTAATAAACGGGGAATGGATTGAATTACTTGTATATGATACATTAGTAAATCCCGACTTAACATTTGAGGTTAAAAGTGAAAACAAGAACAAGTGGGGACTAACAGGTAATATCTACATAGAGTTCCAACAGATGAAGAATGGTAAGTGGGTAGATAGTGGAATAGCGATTACCGAAAGTGATTATTGGATTATTGTTCTTAAAGATTATGATAATGAAAAAATTGAAAACATAATCATAATGACAACCTATAAATTGAAGAAACGAATTAAAAGGTTGTATAAGGCAGGTAAAATCATTATTGATGGAAAACCTGAAACAAAAGATGGAGCAGCAACAAGGGGTTATATCATCCCAATCCAACATCTTTTCTTATACGACACAGAATACGAAGAAGACAGAAACAACAGAATTAAAAACTTAAAAAACAAATAATAATGGCACAAAGTAAAGAAAGACAAATCGCAGCACAGAGTTCGTTGAAACTTGTGAATGAATGGGCTAATTCCTGTGGGAAATGCTTAACAATTAAAGACCTCGTTGGCATATCAGTAGTCATCGTGGATTATGTGGAAAATGGTTATACCACAGAGTTGGGAAAACGATTGGAAGCAATCCAAGACCATATAGACAAGAGGAAATAAAGATATACCAGATAAGTAGGAAAGTTCGTATTTGGTTGTTTGCTAATAACCCCATCTTTAATACAGGTGGGGTTTATTTTTTACAACATAATCCTATATTTATTATTATCGTAATCCCCATTACGATGTAATCTGGGGAACGGGGGACAATTTCAGTATGGAAGTAAAAGTATCATCACTTTATTTGGATATAGACCAAGCAGTTAAGGAAGGTAAAAGACATATCTTCTTGCGTGGGTCATCAAGAAGTGGGAAGACATACCAAACCATATCTTACCTAATCTTATACATTTTACAGAACCCCAACACAACAATCACAATCGTTAGGGACACATTAGTATCAATCCGTAATTCAGTCCTAATTGACTTTCAAGAAGTAATGAACCAAATGGGATTATACAACCCCGAACTATTCAACAAGAGTGAAGTGGTTTATAGATTTGATAATGGTTCGTTGGTTAGGTTCTTGGGAGCAGATGATGGTAGTGGTAAGTTAAGGGGTATGAAACAAGACATCGTATTCATCAACGAAATTACATCAGTTAGTCAAGAAGCATTTATTCAGTTAGACATCAGGACAAATAGATTTATGATAGCCGATTACAACC